GTTCAGACGTGTGCTCTTCCGATCTAAAGGTATACAAACGACCCATTTTTAACGTTTCCCAACACATATTTAACAGTTGTTAGCACAGTTTGGCACGCTTTTTGTTGTGAGCCGTGCCAACTGAGCCGATGAAACAAAGTTTAACAGTTCGTTAAGATAGTTTAACAGACGCATAAAGATGCGACTTCGCCTGTACTGCTGCATAAATATACACATCGCAACAGATGGCGACCGATGAATCATACCGCATCAGAAGCCACCGACCGCCACGATGTCGCCACACACGCCACATATTTAGCTTTGCTAAATACGCCACCATCGCCACAGAAGCCAAATAAGCCACGTACAGGGCGTTAAAAAAGACCCTGTGGGCAACAACACCGCACAGGGTCTTACAAGGGCACAGGGCTTATTCTATAAGGTGAAGCCGAAAAGCGCAAAAACAGAGAAAAAAAGAAAAAATCGCCAATTAATACTTTTTAACAAAAATAATTTGGTGGGGGTCAAAAATTGCCGTATCTTTGCACCGTGATTCAGAAAATGAGTTATTAATTAAAATTAGAAATTATGGCAACATATAAAATTACTTTAGAATGTGAAACCGTTTTATCAGTTAACGGTAAACGTGTTAAAAGTGAGGTGACACGCACCACACAGACAGTAACAGGTGTTTTTGCTGATGTAGCAAAGGTGATGTATCAGCACGAAGTAAATTGCATTAAGCACAACACCTTGCCAAAGTTGACAAAAGACGTTTACACCTGTTATCAGTCAAAAGATAGTTTGCAGTACATCTTGGAATATGGTTGCAGCGTCACACAGATTTGCAACAAGTTAGGCAAAGAAGCAAGTTCTTTCTTGCAGTTGGTGCAGACAAGTGAGCGTGTTGGATAAGTTTAACGCCTGTAGTGTAAAGCTACAGGCACAAAATAAAAGGCGTATGGACACAAAGAAGAAAGAAGAAGCACTGCTGATGTTGCTTCAAGTATTGAACAAAGCCTGTGACGATATGGACTATATTGCACAGGGCTTGAACTCAGAACAAAAGAACCTGTTAAATGCCGTAAATGATACGGTTTTAGACGCAAGAACCGTGGTTCAAGACGTTCTGATGCAAGATAAGAAAGATGGTCTGTTGTTGAACAAGCTACAGGACGAGTTCACACAGGTTCTTGACTTCTTGTCAGAAAACAGACTGATGACTAAGTTTATCGAACATAAAAGTAAGTATGATGAGTAAAAAAGAGAAAATTGAGGTGGTTGAATCCACCTGTGCAGTTGTCCTTTGGACGGTTATCTGCTTTGTAGTAATTAGCGTCTTTGGTTCTTGTACCACTTCACAGAACGTTGAAGCAAAGGGGCGCACGGTGATAGTAACTACGGACACCACCGTAGTAAATCACGGTGGCTACATTAAATTTCAAAAGTGATGGAAGACAGAAACGAGTATCAAGAAAACCTGTTTAACGCTTTGACCTGTCTTAATGGTCTTTTACAGACCAAAGAGATGTGCAACGACGACAAAGCCGTTATCAAGGTGAACAGATTTCGTAAATGGTTGATAGACCGAATCGAATCTGACAAGGTAAGTGAGTAACAGTTTATAATAAGTTTAACATTTAAATTTTATCAATTATGTTTAGTTTTAGTAACACATTCAACAAGGCTTCTTTTGGTATTGACACCAAAGATTACGAGTACATCAAGTTAGCAGACGTAGCAAATGGTTCTTCACCCGATGAGATTCACCCTATCAATGGTCTGTACGTTCACGGTTCTGCTTTGGGTGATTCACCTGTCGTTATTGACGTACAGGCTAAGAAGTTGGTAAATATGCCAAAGCACTTGGGCGAGACATTCCGTGAGATTCTCGCTAACACAGAAGCAGTACAGGCAATTAAGGACGGTAAGGTAGGTTATACCATCTACACTTACGAGTCACACGCTAAGACCTGTTACGGTATCAACTTTGTTGATATTAAGTAGTATTGAAGTTTCACACAGGGCGCACTTATTCTTTTTAGGTGTGCCCTTTAATTTTAAGTAGTTATGGGTATGAATCCTATTGGCTTTAGTGGTAGAACGTTTTCGTTCAACAAAGCCGTAATTAAGCAAAGAATCATCGAAGCAAAGATGAGTTCGCCCGAATACAAAGCCGAGATAAGAAGAATCTTTCAACAGGCAAACAGACGTATTCAGAACATCGAATCAAAGGGACTTGTTTCACCTGCGGTGATAGCGTTAAACAAGGGCGACATAAAGGGCTTTACTAAGTTCTCAATGCGCCACGATTGGGAAGACCTAAAAGCCGAGTATGCAAAGGCTGTGGGGTTCTTACGTCAGCCTACATCGACCGCTACAGGTGTAAGAGAGTACAACAAACATCTGATGGACGCATACGACCTTACAGAAGACGAGTTTAATTTGATGGCTGACAAGATACAGGAAAAGTTCCTGTCTGTGTCTGATGAAAACTTTGTGGAACAGTACTTGATGAGATACAAGGATTTTACAGGCGAACTTGAAACAGAAGCAGCGGACGTTTCCGACCAAATAGAAACAGACGCTGCAAGGTTGGAACAGGCTATCGAACAGGATTTGGAAAAAGACGCTCAAAATGTGTTGGACTATGCCAACAGTATTAAAAGCGGAATAATGAGTACTTTAAAGAAATTCGGTCTATAATGAAAAAGAAAAAGAATTTTTGTTTGCACGGTGAAGTCTATTCACCCAAAGATATAATAACCGTCCTTAACTTGGCGGTTGATGAAACCTGTTTGCGTGGAAACAACAAAAAACAAAAGTTCTTTGACATTCCTGTCTGCTTTGACATCGAAACCACTTCTTTTTACAAGAACGGTGACGAATACCTGTCCTATGAGCAGTACACCAAATTAGGCGTGAAGTTGGAAAAGTGTTCCTGTATGTATGTTTGGCAATTTGGAATAAACGGCTATTGTGTAGTCGGTCGTACTTGGGAAGAATTTACTGAAATGATGGAAACGATTTCTGAGTACTTGCAGCTATCAGAAAACAGACGTTTGATTGTGTACGTTCATAACTTGGCGTATGAGTTCCAATTTATCAGACAACGTTTCACGTGGAACAAAGTCTTCTCCATCGACCTACGCAAACCGATTTACGCTATCACAGAATCGGGTATCGAATTTCGTTGCAGCTATCTTTTGTCGGGTTATTCCTTGGCAAAGTTAGGCGGTCAACTGATGAAGTACAAATGTGAAAAGATGGTGGGCGACCTTGATTATTCCCTGTTGCGTCACAGTAAGACACCACTAACAGAAAAAGAAATGGGCTATTGCCTTAATGACGTTAAAGTGGTGATGTGCTACATACAGGAAATGATAGAACGCTATAAGGGAATCACACATTTGCCGATTACCAAAACAGGCTTTGTAAGAAAGTACTGTCGCAAACATTGTCTGTACTGTGAAGACGAGTTCGGGAAGACAGTCCAAAATTGGTCTTATATAAACACGATTCACGACCTTAACATAAGCGGTGTTGACGAGTTCAACACGTTGCAAAGGGCTTTTAGTGGTGGCTTTACGCACGCAAATGCGAACCACACGGACGATGTTATGACAAACGTCAGCAGTTACGATTTCACAAGCAGTTATCCTTATGTGATGGTTGCAGAACAGTTCCCTATGAGTTCGGGCGTACACGTACAGGTAAAAAGCAAAAAGCAATTTGAATTTTTCCTGTCTGCTTACTGTTGTATATTCGACATCGAATTTACAAAGATAATGAGTTCACAGGTACAGGACACGCCCTTGTCTGTTTCAAAGTGCTTCTATAAAGAAAACGTGGTAGAAAACAACGGTCGTGTATTTTCGGCTGACAAGGTGGTGACTACCATCACGAATGTTGACTATAACGTGTTTAAAATGTTCTACACTTGGGAAGACGAAAAGGTGGTGGATATGTGGTGTTATAAAAAGGCGTATTTGCCCACAGAGTTCGTAAAATCCATTCTTCACCTGTACGCCAACAAGACAACATTAAAGGGCGTAAAAGGAAAAGAAGTCGAATATTTAAATTCAAAGGAAATGTTGAACAGTTGTTACGGTATGTGTGTGACGAATCCGCTACGTGATGAATTTACTTATAACGGTGAATGGGACGTAACACACCTAACATCGGACAAGATAAACGAAACCTTGGGGAAATATAACGACAGTAGAAACAGATTCCTTTTTTACCCTTGGGGTGTATTTGTAACGGCTTATGCAAGAAGAAACCTGTTTACAGGTATTTACGAATGTGGTGACGATTACATATATTCGGACACCGATTCCGTCAAATTGCAGAACGGTGAAGCACACGCACAGTACTTCAAAGAATATAATACGATGGTGGAATATAAACTCAGACAGGCTGCAAAATATCATAAGATAGACTTTGAACTGTTTGAACCAAAGACCATAAAGGGCGTTAACAAGTTGATGGGCGTTTGGGACTTTGAGGGCGTTTACAGTCGCTTCAAGACCCTTGGCGCAAAACGTTATATGGTTGAAGAAGAAGACGCTTTGACCGTTGGCGGTAAAAGTTACCCTGTATCTCTGACAGTAAGCGGTGTGAACAAGAAAAGTGCTATTCCATGGTTACTTGAAACCTACGGACAGGACGGAATCTTTGAAGCATTCACCAACTATTTGGCGATACCGCCACAGGCTACAGGCAAGAATATACACACCTATATTGACTATGAGCAACAGGGCGTGTTAACTGACTACACAGGCGAACAGGGCGAATTTCACGAACTTTCGGGCGTGCATCTTGAAGCCACAGGCTATTCACTTTCGTTGTCTGTTATGTATTTAAACTTTTTAATGGGTATCAAATTTAAAGATTAAAGATATGTTTGGAAAGAAAAGTAAAAAACCACAGTATTACAGTCTATCAGCTATTCTTGAAAAGAATGCTGATTACAACATCATTTTCGGTGAACGTTCCAACGGTAAGACTTATGCGTGTTTGGCGTATATGATTATCAACTACGTTGAAACAGGTGAACAAAGCGCATACGTCAGACGTTGGCGTGAAGACTTGAGGGGAAAACGTGCTGAATCCCTGTTTGCGGGTCACGTTGCCAACGGCTTTGTGTCACAGGTGACGAACGGTAAGTACAATGAAGTATTTTATTTGTCGGGTAAATGGTTCTTGTCTTACTACGATAGCAACAAGGGCAAACGCTTTCCCGATGATAAGCCGTTCTGTTATGGCTTCTGTCTGTCAGAACAGGAACACGACAAGTCAACAAGTTACCCGATGATAACTACAGTCGTGTTTGATGAGTTCATCACAAGGCGTTATTATTTGCCCGATGAATTTATGCTCTTTATGAACGTACTCAGTACGATTATCAGAAACCGTTCCAACGTCCGTGTGTTTATGCTTGGTAACACGGTAAACAAGTTCTGTCCGTACTTTGGTGAAATGGGTCTGAATAACATACAGAATATGCCACAGGGAAATATCGACCTTTACAGATTCGGTGAAGACGGTGCAACGGTGGCGGTGGAATATTGCGACACCTTGGAAAAGGAAAAGCCGTCAAACAAGTACTTCTGTTTTGGAAATGAAGCCCTACAGATGATTACGGGCGGCAAATGGGAACTTGCAGTTTATCCGCACCTACCAAAGAAGTACAAGCCAAAGGACGTGCTTTTCACTTACTTTATAGAGTTCAACGGTACGGTGTTACAGGCAAACATCATACAGGTTGATGACGAGTGCTTCACCTACATTCACGCCAAAACGACACCTATCAAGGACACCGACAACAGTCTGATTTATTCGCTTACGATGAACGGTAAACCGAACTACAAAAGAAAGTTGATAAGTACTGCAACGGAACTTGAAGCAAAGGTCGCCCGATTCTTTGCAACCGATAAGGTTTTCTATCAGAACAACGAAATCGGGGAAATTGTACGTAATTATATTATGACAAGCGCAAAAAATAATATTTTGAGCGTTAAATAATGTAAATCTTTGCTTAGATATGAATTTTATTCGTATCTTTGCAAAAGATTTAAAATAATATGAAATTATGAGTATGGACGAAGTTGCATCATTAATAAGTAACGTTGGTTTTCCGATTGCGGTATGTGTCGCCCTGTTTTATTTTATGATGAAACAGGAAGACAAGCACAAAGACGAAACCGACAAGTTAAGTGCTACTGTTGAAGCAAACACGAAAGTTTTGACGGAACTTTGCACATTAATTAAAACTTTAGTAAAATGAAAAAATTAGATAACATATACACTCACTATCAAGCACAGGTGAAGACTAAGGACGTAGCGGTAACGTCCTTTATGGAACACACTTTGGCTATCACTCAGTCGATGTTCAAGTACGATGGTCTTCCCGACACTATCCCACAGGTAGAACTTGAACGCCTGTTACAGGAAAGTGGAAACTGTGCAGTCGCAAAGGTCGGTGAAGACCTGTACGCCCTTGGCGGTTCTACAGGTGGCGATTGTGACGCATACGGTCGCCCTTTGGACTACATCGTGGCAAACCCTTGGTTAAAGTTGAACAAGACGTACAGAATCGGTTCTGATTGCGTACTCATCAAGAACGACACCAACGGTCAAAGCCTGTTGCCTATCATCGGCAAATTTGCGGTTCTCTACACAGACGGTCTTATTTCGTTGAACACCGCTTCAATACTGACACGTATCACTATGCTGATAAGTGCTTCTGATGATAAGACCAAACAGAGTGCAGACGAGTTCTTGAAAAAGATTCTCAACGGTGACTTTTCAGTAATCGGTGAAAACAGTTTCTTCAAGGGCGTATCAATGCAGACCGCCAACGTTTCAAACAGTCAGTACATAACACAGTTGGTTGAACTCGTACAGTATTACAGGGCTTCAATGCTCAACGAACTTGGCTTGAACGCCAACTACAATATGAAGCGTGAACGTTTGAACCTTGGTGAAGTTTCAATGAACGTGGACGTTCTTTTGCCTTATGTGGAAAATATGCTGAATAGCAGACGTGAAGCACTCACACAGGTAAATGAAATGTTCGGAACTGACATCACCGTGGATTTAAATTCTTCTTGGAAGTTGGAACACGAAAACTTCTTGGCGTTGTCTAAGGACATCGAAAAGGTCGAAACTGAGGAAACAGAAGAAACAGAAGAAACCAAAGAAACGACCGAAACAGAAGAAAAAGAAGAAACTTCTGAAACAGAAGAAAAAGAAGAAAAAGAAGAAACTTAATTCGTTATAGCGTATGTTATTCAAAGAATTATTCATCGGGGAAAACCAACTTTTTAGCGTAATCTTTAAAGAACGTTACCCCGAAATTTATGCTGAGATATTCGGTGAAACAAAGCCCGATACCTTTGCTTTGGTGAAGTTCGGAAACAGAACGGTTCTTGATTCATTCACAGAAGCCAACTGCAAAGACTTCACAGGCGCAGTTCTTGATATGTGTGTCGATACGTTCAAGAATCAATTTGAAGTGTTTACAAAGAAGTACGATTTTCTGAAACCTGTGCTTCAAAGTACTTCTACCGACAAGACCGTTACCGTACAGGAATCCAACACGGACGGAATCACAAAGAGTGATAAGGCGTTCAACGATGATGGCTTCAAGGACGATTCCAAAGAAGACAAGTCAAACGCTAAGAACCGCACGGAAACGGAAACAGGCACAGTTTCACGTACAGGCTTCAACGGTAACGTAACACAGGCTATGTTGGACGAATATCGGGCACGTTTGATGAATGTTCGTGAAGACATCATCAACACTTTAGTAAGTTATTTAACATTAAGTATTTACTAATAATTAATTATTTTAAAAAATGGAAGTAAAACAGATTTATGAACTGATTAATTCAGTAAGCGGTGAAGTTCTTGGAAAGACTGACATCGTAGCAGAAGACCTCACAGGTGTTGTTGACCTTGGTACAGAAGTATTCAATCAAGGTGCGGTTGATAACTACGTGAAGTCACTTGTAAACCACATCGGCAAGGTGATTTTCGTAAACCGTCCTTATGCAGGCAAGATTCCGTCTGTACTGATGGACGCTTGGGAATTTGGTTCTGTACTTGAAAAGATTTCCGCAGACGTTCCACAGGCTACAGAGAACGACACGTGGAATCTTACAGACGGACAGGAATACAAACAGGACATTTTCCACAAGCCTGTTGTATCTGCTAAGTTCTTCAACTCTAAGGTGACTTTTGAAGTTCCTGTTTCTATCACAGAACGACAGGTAAAAGAATCTTTCAGCAGCGCAGCACAGTTGAACGGCTTCTTGTCTATGATTTACTCAGCAGTTGACAAGTCTATGACTATCAAGACAGACGCTCTTATTATGCGCACAATTAACAATATGGTGGGTGAAACCCTGTTTGCCGACGCAGCAGCATTCACAGGCACAGGCAAGGCGGTGAACTACGGTTCAACTTCAACTGTAAGATGTGTGAACCTGTTGTATCTCTACAACAAGGCAAAGGGTACAACTTTGACCGCTGACAAGTGTTTGACCGATGGCGATTTCATTCGCTTTGCATCTTATCAGATGGGCTTGTATGCAGACCGCTTGCAGTCTATCTCTACACTCTTCAACGTTGGTGGTAAGGAACGTTTCACCCCTAAGGATTCACTTCACACCGTCCTGTTGTCTGACTTTGCAAAGGGTGCACAGGCGTATTTGTACGCAGACACCTACAACAAAGAACAGGTTCTGTTGCCAAACGCTGAAACCGTTGCTTCTTGGCAAGGTACAGGCAATGACTACGGATTTGCTCACACTTCTGCAATCAACATCAAGACAAGCGGAAACCACGACATCAAAATCGGTGGTGTGCTTGGTGTGATGTTCGACCGTGACGCACTCGGTGTTTGCAATCTTGACAAGCGTGTAACCACCAATTACAACGCAAAGGCTGAGTTCTTCAATAACTATTATAAGTTCGATGCTGGTTACTTCAACGACACCAACGAAAACTTTGTTGTGTTCTTTGTTGCCTAATTTTGGACGGTGGCGCATTCTTACGGTGTGCCACCGTTTTTACTTTAAAATTAATTAGTTATGTTAGTATTGGAAAGAATCTTTCAAAATGACAAATATACTATTGGTAAGTTATATGATGGTGATACTTACCTGTGTGATACTTTAGAACCGCCCAAAAATGTAAATCACCCTTGTATTGATTCGGGAACGTACAGAATAGGGTATCAGTATTCAAACAAGTTCGGTCGAAAAATGCCGTTCCTGTTGCAAGTAAACGGACGTGTCGGGATAATGATTCATCCAGGTAATTATCCAAAGGACACACAGGGCTGCATCTTGGTTGGACGGAATCTTGCAAAGGGTTCTGTTTCAAATTCAAAGCAGACGTTTCAGAACGTGAACGCTATCATTCAAGGAATTGTGAATTTGCACGGTTCGGTAACTATAAAAGTGCAGAACTATGAACGTACTGTTTTATAAATACAATGGTCAACGCAACAAGGTAAACAAGGTTCTTGGCGACCCTGTTACTATCACAGGCAAGATTTCCGAAATGGACTTCTTAACGCCTGTTATTTGCGTTCGTGGTAAGGTCGATGGCTTTACGATGTGCTACGTTGAACCAATAGGGCGTTATTACTTTATTGATTCCGTAAGATATGACGGTGACAAGGCTTATTTGTCTTTGTCCTGTGATTCTCTGACTACGTTCAAAGAACAGATTCTTGAAGCTACAGGCGAGATTTACGCCACAGATTCACCACATAAGTACGATGGTGACTACAAGCCTGTATGTGATGTGAGGACACAGAAAGAAAAGATTCCGTTTCCTTTGAATGAATTGACGGACGATGGTTCGATAGTTATGATAACGATTAAAGGTAATAGATAATGGCAAGTACTTACAATATCATATATAATTTTGACAGGTGCACAGGCGTTGAAAATAACCCTACGACATACACAAACGATGGTTCGGATTGGGTCTCTATGAAAGCAGAAGCCGTTAACGGTTGCTTTTTTGAAGACGATGTAAAAACAGGTACGTTTTCGCTGACTTATAACGGTACGCCATATACCTTTGACGTTAAGGCTAAAAAGGTGTCCGCAGATGAAGACCAAACGGTACGTAATGGCGGTATGACAGGAATCACAAGTGATGGCACATTCATCAGTTGGCGATTCAAGCCTACATCAACGTTCACAGATGATGCAACATTCACACTTTATGCAAATGGCGGTTCACCTGTTGAACCTGTTTCACCTGTAAAAGTTACAAACAACGTTCTTCACACGACCTACAAAGCAGAAGTACAGGGAAACAACACCGTTATAACGTTGACCTGTGAAAATGGATTCACCTTTGACGGTGTGCCTACAGTAACTTACGGTGCAGACCCCGAAGACCCATTCGCAGACGCTACAACGGAAAATATGACTGTTTCGGGTAACGTTGCAACATTCACACTTGCGACAGATTCTTACGGTGGCTTTGCTACCTTGGACGGTAACACCAAAGCGAGTGAACCGCCAACACCGCCAACACCTACAGAACCAACGGTGACGAACAACATAACAGACGCTACAGAATCACACACCGTGGTCGGTTCTTCTGTGACTGTGAACCTGTCTTCTAAAAAGGTGATGTTGAACGTGTCCTGTGCCTACGTTTCCACAGATGGAAGCAATAAGAACGCACCTGTAACTGTTAACGTTGTAATCAATGACGTTGCAGACACGGACACGGCTACGTCAAACGCTTCTGTTACTTTGCCCGATGTTGACTTCAATCACCCGATAATTATCACAGGCGAAACAAAACAGGCTATGCGAATAGACTACAATTTGTCGGGGTGTACGCCTGTAACAAAGCCTACATACTGTTTCGTTGGTGAACCGCTCACCATCACATTAACGGCTGATAGTGGAAACATCTTTGATGATGCACCAAAGTGTACCATAACAGGATATAACAGTTTAACAGGTGGTCGTGTGGTACAAATGACTATAAGTGAAGACAAGTTGACTGCAACAGGTACAATAACGCCAACGGTCGGAAGTGCTGATGCAGACGATTGGTTTATAGTTGTTGACGGTGTGGCGAACCCACAGTCAACACCGACAAAGAAGTATGGTTTTATCAACGCTTATGTGTTGAATGAACAGAATCTTGAAGACTTTGCCACCGCACGTTTTGTACCATACACAGGTGATTCGGCAAGTACGAAAGAAGACCCGATTTCTTACGACCTTGGCGACTATGTGAACAGGGTCAAAAGATTCTTCTTCCCTGTTGAAAAAGGTTCTACGTCAAAACTGATGTGCGGTAACTTTCAAGTAGATACAAACGTCTTCAACTTGGCAAGTGATACAAAGGTAATTTCATTCGGTTCTGTTGACATTCCAAACGTCACACAAAGCACGGCTGACTATGATACAGACTTGAATATGTTTGTACCTTTCATCGGTCTTGAAACGTTGCCTGTTGACCTTATAGGACACACCGTTGCACTTGAACTAAGGGTCAACTTGCTTGGTGGCGGTGGTGTCTATGTGTTGACCTGTGAAGATAGAATCGTATGGACGAAAGAAGTTGAACCGTGTACCGATGTTCTTTTCAGAACTCAGAAACAAGAAGTAAGAGTGCTTGGCGGTTCAAAGTTCGATTCAACTTACCTTATGGGCTTCACACCTTACATCGTTCTGCAAAAGAAGACCATAACAAGCACAGGCGTTGAAACCGCTTCTTCACGTCTGACTAAGGTCAAAGATGTTGTAGGTTTTACAAAGTTGGTGAACGTCAAATTTGCAGACACTTCAAATATGTTGATGGACGATGTTAACACTATTATAAACATTTTGCGCAACGGCTTCACCTTATAGAATAAGCCCTGTGCCCTTGTAAGACCCTGTGCGGTGTTGTTGCCCACAGGGTCTTTTTTAACGCCCTGTACGTGGCTTATTTGGCTTCTGTGGCGATGGTGGCGTATTTAGCAAAGCTAAATATGTGGCGTGTGTGGCGACATCGTGGCGGTCGGTGGCTTCTGATGCGGTATGATTCATCGGTCGCCATCTGTTGCGATGTGTATATTTATGCAGCAGTACAGGCGAAGTCGCATCTTTATGCGTCTGTTAAACTATCTTAACGAACTGTTAAACTTTGTTTCATCGGCTCAGTTGGCACGGCTCACAACAAAAAGCGTGCCAAACTGTGCTAACAACTGTTAAATATGTGTTGGGAAACGTTAAAAATGGGTCGTTTGTATACCTTTAGATCGGAAGAGCACACGTCTGAAC